CCGATCAATTCAAAAAAGTTTTTGGAGTTGAAGAAATTGTTTCTGAAGAACAAAGAAAGTATAATGAAGCAGTGGAAAAAAATGCACAAAAAGGCAGTTTTACTCGTAAACTTTTGACTGCAAAAAGCAAGAGACATTTCTCAGGCAGGGCATTACCAGGAGTCAAACAAGGAGTTGATGATCCTTTCACAGTAATGCAAAGACTAAAAGAAGAGTATTTAAAACACTTGGTGCGAGGTGAGGGTTGGTCGGGCACTTTTGATCCGGTCGCGGCACAAAAGGCCGCGATTGCAGTTAAATCTGTAGGTGAAAGAAAAGGGGATTGGAAAAGAATAGAAGAAGAAGCAATGGCTATAAAATTGATGCAACTGAAAGATCGAGCGACTGCCGCTGAGGAGTGGGGCGGCGGCGAAGGTGGCTCAATAATGCAAGATCAATCAGTACAAAACGTTAATGTTAATTATTTCACAGAAGGCCAAATGGATTATCTTGATATGAATGGAAAGGGATTAATTGAAAATGTACGTTGATATCAGGAGGCGTGCCGCTGGAACGACACTCCAGGCCCCCTAATTAATTAGATTAGTTATCTTCTGCTAATTTAGCAAAATAAGACATATCTTCATCATCTTCTGAAGAAGATGTTTCCTTTTTTACTGAAGCAAAATTTTCCTCAGCAGTTTTAGGTTTAGTGGTGGGTCGAGAAACAGGCTCGGTAATAGGAGGAGTTTCTACTGCAAGAACAGAATCCAGTCTCGCTTTCAATTCGTCATAAGACTTAAATTGATCATCATTAGTAAATTCTGTAAGAGCATACTGTGAATTCCAAACTTTTTCAAGCTCAGTTTCATCTTCTACAAGTTGTACAGGTTTATCAAATTCACTCTTATCATAATTTTGATAACCTTCAACTTTACGAATTTTCAATTTGAAGTTCGCACCTTCCCAAAGATCAAAAGGATTTACAGGAGTTTCATCTTCAAATTCGGGATTCATCAAATCATTGACTTTATCGAAAATCTTTTTTCCAAATTTGTATAGAAAAACTTTTCCTTCGTTCTGAGGATTCTTTGAATCAGAAACAATATAAATGTTACTGATATAAGTTAGACGGCGTTTTTGCTTACGAGCAATCTCTTTGTTCGCCTCGATTCCAGAATTCCAGAGAGAAGAATTATATTCTGAGACAGGGTCTTTCTTACCAAGAGTTGTCAAAGAATTTTCAATGTACCAAAGACCCGTTGGTCCTTGAAACCCATGATTGAAAACTCTCGCCCATGGAATATCTTCTCCATCTACTGGAGGAAGAAATCGAATAACCGCATAACCATTTCCAGACTTATCTATTTCTGGCTTCCAAAATCTGTCATCAATATAACTCTTTGATTCAGAAGGAGTATCAATCTTCTCAATTTCTTTGTGAAGATTTTGCATAAATGATTTGCGGGATTTTTTAAGTGCAGATAGTTGTGCCATATTTACCTTTCGTATATCGGAATATTCGTTGTATGTTAAATTTTGTCTCGTAAAATTTTACGAAACTTCGTCTTATCCACCTCCAAAAATGGAGTGTATTTTAAAACTTTATCTCTAAACTGATGCCAGACAAAAGTTTCTTTTATCTTTTGATCCCAGTCAGGAACAAAGTTAAGTATCATATTAAGTATGGAAAAAGTTTCCATACAAACATATTTAGCAATCGTTTGTTTCAGCAATATAGGATGTTGACCCTTTTCAACTTTGAACCAATTTTCAAAATCTTCTTTATTCAACAATTTTTCAATATCATTGCTAAAAATATAACTCATGCTTTGTATTCTTTTTTGCCATTCTTTATATTTCATTTCTGCTTGTGAATCAAGCGCATCGCCTATCCACAAGTTTTCATTTTCAATAAAGTTAGCAACAAAGAATTTTGATATCTCATCATCTTTATAACTTTTTGACAATCTTACAAAAAAGAATTGATCATTACGTTTTTTAAAAGCATTTAATGAGATTTTTCTTTTTTTATGCTTAAAGTAATCATACTTATTAGCATGAAAATGAGTCTTGATTGAAACATATTCTTTATAACAATCAAACGGATCCATTTTTATCATAGTCCTGGTATTGTAGCAGATTTTGGGAGAAAATGCAAGGCTGTAACTTCTTCTCTTAACTTAGCTTTCAAATTTCCTTGAACAAGTTTTCCAACTGTCTCGGGCTCCATCTTTGTGTCTTCGCAATAATATGATATTGCATCCAAATAAGACATTTTTTTATTAATAACAATATCTTCTATAATAACTGCAAAATCTTGAGGTTTTATTGTTTTAATGGTCATTTTAGTCTATTAATTTTATTACTTCTTCAATAGCATCATAAACTTTTTTTGGTGCAATACTTTTTGTACATTCAAACATTCTGTCAGTATTTTTATGATCTGGGCACCATAACCAATCACCGGGATCAAATTTATGTCGATTATAACAACTATTGCAAACTGTATCATTATGAAGTCTAAAACATTTTGAAGAGAATTCTGATTCTGGATTGCTGAATCCCGATATCATTACTACATATTTATTTAAAGCCCAAGCCAACCACGATAAACCAGAACCCAATCCAATAAAAAATTCAGCACCATTTAAAGTAGCTATTGTTTGATCTATAGTTTGTTCATGTCTACCTATCACATTCTTTGGTGATTCATTAAAATATGCACCTTGTCCAAAAGAATGGTGTTTATCTATACATACTATATTATAACCCTTTTTGGATAAAAAGTCAACCACTTTGTCCCATCCTCCTGGATAATTCCAATATTTTGATTGAGCAGTTGATTGTATACCAATACACACATAAGGCTTTCTCAATAATTGTGGATCCTTTTCTTTTTCTTTAACTTTTATTTTGCATCTTGTTTCTTTAAAATCTTTAATACCAAGAATACCTGCACACAATCCTTGTAAGGAAACTGCTTTCATATCTACTGGAGATTGGGGACTTTCTTCAAAAAAACCTATTCTATAAGAAGACACGAAATCAATAAAACCAGATTCTGGGGTTATAAAGGTTATTTCAGGATACGATTTAGATACTAAATCATTCCAAAACGTACTACAATACATATTACACTTGTGTCTTTTACGAAATTCGTCAACAACTGGAACCCAAGCTAAAGTATCTCCTAATGCTACTGAATCAAACCAAATAAAAACATTTTTATTTCTAAAATCTTGTTCATATTCAAATTCTATGTCTTCTGTTTCAAGATTTATTGCTTCAACTCTCCAATTTACATAATAATCTATACCACAAGCAACCCATCCTCCAGCAGAAACTTCATTTGAATAATGAACTATATTCGTATCTTTATCAATAAAATTAATTTTATAGTTTCCAGGAATAGTTCCTTTAACAGCTAAATAAGGATTTTTTTGCATATTTAAATCAAAAATATTTTTACCATCTGCATTTGTATTTTGATATGCAAATAACAACCTATCTTTCATGTCAAAGGGTTTAGTATATTTTAGTTCTTTTGCCTCATAATAATATTTCTCTAATTCATCAAAAATATTTTCCCAATCTCTTTCTTTTGCAAATTCTCTTGCTTTCTTTGAATATTCATCATAATCCTTTAAAATTATTTTAACTTTATTTACAATATCATCAACTTCTCTTGTACATAATTCAAACCCCTTTAAAGAAATATCATCTTGCATTGTTCCAACTACAGGCAATCCACACGCCATTGCTTCTAATACCGCAAGACACGGCTGACCCGTTTCTAAGGATGCTGGATGAATCATTATGTGATGTTCATTTAATATATTTTTCAATTCATCTTTTTCTACATTACCAGTAACATTTATATAAATAGTTCCTCTACATTCTTCTACAATATCATAAAATATCTTATTATAAACTGCATGTATTGAATCTGGTCCAACAATTGTTATTGGCATTCCTAACTTTTTTGCCGCCTGAACTGCTAAATGAAATCCTTTTCTATCATCTCCTCCTCCCACACAAATTAATCGTTCTGGGTGTGCTTTATTTTCTTTCGGAAAAAACAAATTTGTATCTACACCATGATGAAGTCTTCTCAACTTTTCTGGATATAAAAAATAATCTATCATATCTTCAGTTGGAATCAAGCTGAATAAAGAATTTTTTATAGTTTCATTGTTGGTGTTGTAATAATGAGACTCTTTTCCGTGTATTTTTACAAAAGCATCATGCATTGTAAAAATATAAGGTATACACCTATCTCTTAATAGATTCCAAAAACCACCAGTATGATTATGAAACACATCATATTTTTCTATATCACTTTGTGTTATATCATCCAACCATTTTAAACTTACTTCATGTCCTCTATTTTTTGCTACTCTCATATATTGATATA